AAATTTATATACCTTTCAATACTCATATTCTATATTTAATAAAAATCAGGATGTACTATATTAAGTTTTGTTTCTAAATTAGTTGAAGCAACACTTCCATCTCTACGTGAAACGGTTACTCTTATATTGCCTGAATGTGTTGAACTATACCCACCTGCTGTAAAGGATGCACCACCTACATTAAATATTAAATCTATATCTCTACTATCGCCAGGAGCCAAATCAAATGTATTTATTGGAGATTGTAACCAATTTTGACCAGGAGGATTGAATACTTCAACTGTCACATTTACACTATTAAGATCGTTGTTTGTTAAAAATATTTGTTGACCAAATTCCCATTCGTATTCATATGTTAAATTATTAATTCTACCAACAACAGTTGCTTCTGGTGGATTAGATTGAGGTCTACCTGATGCTACTACGACATCATTAACAAGTATTCCACCTACACTAGCTGCTAAAGAAGATGCTGCTGCTTGTATTACTTGCTGTTGTTGAACTGCTCCTAATTGTGATTGCAATCCCTCCACTATTGAGTTAAGTGAATCTACTTGCTTTATTAAGGCTTCTATTTGTGCTTTATATCCCATATTTTGAGCCTGTAATGATGCTCTTAATATACTTTCTTCTATTGATTTTTGTAAAGCAGTTTCTATCTTTTCGGATGTTTTATCCATTGCATCCGATGTAGAACCTAATTGATTTGATAAAGCATCATTAGATTGTTCTGTACCTAACTTATCATTAACTGCTTCTTGTATTTCTCCTTTTAAATTTCCTATCTCATCTTTTTGAGTATTGATAGTATCGTTTAATTTTTTTATTTCATCAAACAATTCATCAACCAACGCAGATTGTTCATCGTATAATGCTTTAGATACAACCGGAGGAAAATCTTCGGAATTTGGTGGTGGTTGTGGTGCTAATTCGGAAAATCCTGCTCCTAACGTACTTATTAATGCAGTTGTTGAACCTTGTAGAGAATCTAAAAGATTTGATTCGGTTAGTTTATCTCTTTTTAGTGATTTAAATATTAAAGATGATGCAATATCATTTTCATTTGGTATTAAAACCGTATTTTTTTCTGATTTAGTACTCGCTTCTGAACCTGAAAGCATAAGAATAGTTTCTAATCTTGCTCTTCTTAGTTCTTCTTTAGTTTTTATTTCTTGCTCTTTGGAAATATTGTTATCCATTAGTCAACAATTTCAAATTTCGTTTTATCATCAATTATAGTTGAAATACCCGCTTCAACTATTTTTAATTTCAATTTATATACTCTGCCTACATTTAGAGTTGATAAATCTAAATTAAAATAGTTTCCTTTATTATCACAACTAATTTTACTATATTCATTGAAAGGAATGATAATATCATCCGTTATATAATCTTCTAACTGATAATAAGTAGTGGTTGGTAAGTATTTTGATTGGTCGTATTCAAATGTATTAGTAAATGATTTTAATGGATAAGAATCCCTACCCTTAACTCTTACCTTTACCGTTGTATCTTTTTTGTATTGAGTTTTAAGATTTGTGAATACCACTTTATAATCATCATCAGATACAGAACCGGTAACGGGGGAAAGGCTACCTGTATTGAATATAACATCATTCCAAGCTATTTCTAACTTAGGTTCGTATATTGTATTAGTTTCTTTTGAAAAGAATTTTAATGCACCATAATCTTTTGTATCAGATTCTGCTTCCAAACTATGATGAACGATAAATCCGTAATTAGGTAAAGAACCACTTAACCATAAATTAACTATACCTGTCACATCCATCCTCACATCTTCTGGTTCGTAATTATATGATTGAGATGCTTGAGAAGCTGTGTACCAAGTACCACCTTCTGCATCTGCAGAACCGGTTGTACCTGGAGTAAATGTAGCAGTTCCTGCTATAACATTATCTTGCCAAGTATTTGTACCATCTCTGTATTTCCAACTTACACCTTCTGATGTAATGTTATCAAATTTAGTTCCGATACCCATTGTCCAACTCTGTGAAACTGCGTTTGCATATATTGTATATTCTAAAGGAATTTCTTCTGCTTTGGATGATTTCAAATTAAGATATGCTTTCCAACTACCTGTTATATTATATTCTGCAAATGAAGCAGAAACTTTTGAGATATCAAATTTGATTAGGGCACGGTATATATCTTTAGTATCTCCATAATAAAGTTTACCAACTTCAATTATTTCATCTCTGCCTGCGTTTTGATCAGGCTGTTGAAGATAAACACTTGCATCATATAATGAACTAAAAAATTTATGCATTTTATTTTATATTTTTATAGTGCTCTTCCCTTTATGTCTTTGTTAGGATATTTAACTTCAAAAACGCACGGATCTAAAGATGGATAAACTATTTTAGATTTCGTTGCTTCATCTATATTGTATTGATTTGGTGAATATGGTGAACCACATAGATTTTTAATTGATACATTTGGTACACTCATCACACCCTCTACATTTGCTAATATCAATTCTATTTCGGAAATGTTTATTGGTTTATTAAATGTCCAATTATCTATATCAAAATAGGTTTGTAATTCAGAAATACAACTTGCCAATACTTCTCTCTTATTATAGTTAGAGTAACAAATAATTTCAAAATCAACACCGATATTTACAATAAATCCATCTATTAAATTAACACCATCTGTAACCATACGATGTTCCCCTATATATGTTTTTAAATTTTGCTTAACTGCATCATTTAGGTTTGTTAATTTTTTATTTTGGTCAAAACCTAAAATATACATATTAATTGCAAATGGGTTATTTACTTCTCTTATATTGCCTTTCTTTTGAGTTAGATATCTTCTTAACTCCATTTGTATTTGGTCTTTTGGTTTATCTTTTAAACCTTCAACGATATTTACAAATTCTGCAAGATTTTGTGGATTAGCAAGAATTGATGAGGGTGAATTAATATCTATTTCACCATCTTGCGATACCCATACCTTTGCTACACTTCCATATTTAGGAGGCATTGAAAGTGCTCTAACCATATAATCTTGTTTGGTTACGGCACGATTCTGAGAACCAAATATTCCTAAAGCATTTTGTCTTATTTCTTCAATACTTTCCGAATCTCTACCACCAACTGCAGATTCTAAATTTTCAACCGCAACAGTTGATTTACAATCATTATATATATTTAATAATTGACCTTCATAAGATATTAAATCTTCATCAAATTCAATTGAATATATTGATATTAAATCTCCTGTGTTTACATTTGATTCTATTCCACCACCTGTTAAATATTTTATTGTGAATGTTTTTCCGGTTGGAGATATTCCAAAAGTATTTGTTCTCAAAAAATTAGATGGATCAATACCTATATGCAACCTATCAATAGTTGCTGCTAATCCCAATCCTACATTTTTAGAATTTGGAAGAATTAATTCATCTGGTTTTGAACTATCACCAGATCCGAATTGTAAAGTATGTGTATTATCTGCATTTACCTTTACAGAAAATCTACGAGGTACTCTTTTTACTTCTAATATATACGGAACTGTTTCAGAATATTCTGAATATCCACTATTAGCTTCTGTATTTGGAACTTCTGCAAACATAGTTTCTTGAGCCAGATAAGGAACTTCATACCACCTATCTCCTTCGTTATCATAAACAGAAGATATTGAAATAATATCAGTATCATCTAATTCAACTGTAGGATATTCTTCATACTCACCGAATGTAAAATTCTTTTCCTTTTCCGATGCTGATATAGCTTTAACTCTCTTTGTAATTAGATATTTGGTAGGTTCTCCTGTAATAGTATCTCTTTCGTATATTTCAATATCCCTATCTATATCAGATGAAAAATCAACCGCTTCAACTGTTCTAAATATAATATCACCATTAGTTGTAGATTGTATCTGCATACCATCTTTAATTCTTAAATAAAACCTACTATCGGGTCTATTATTTTCTCCGGTTCCTATTGATGGAACTAATTGATAAACTGTCATTGTGGTTACAGCCGGTGATGTTACTTTTGGTTTATATCCTACTGCTTGAGCTAATGCCATTACGTTTTTCCTTTCGGTTGCGTAATATAACATTGATTCTTTTAATTGAGTATCTTGATAGAATGCAAGAAGGTCACCTATTGCAGATGCCTGTTCTATAAACACCATACCAGGAGATGCTTCATTAAAATCTGAATAGGTATTTGGAAAATACGTTTTTGTAAAATCAATAATGTTTTGCCTTATTGTAGCAAAATCTTTACCTAAATAATTAAAAGTTTTATTATTACTTCCCCAATTTCTATCTCCTGGT